GTGCAACTAGTCTGCCCTCATAATCTTCTACCGTGATACCATAGCGCCGAAGAATACTCTGGGAGCGTCGCCTTTGCTGAGCTTCTGGCCTATCATTCTGGGCTTTAGTTCTTAATCTATAGTTAGCGGCCCATTCGGGGTCTTCAAGCTTTCTGTAACGCTGCTCCCTGTGGCGTTCATTCCAACATGATCTACAAGTTGTTACTTGTTTAGTTCCTCTCATGAACTCGCTACGAGGAAATAGTTGATGACATCTGGTACATTCTCCCATACCTCCAATTATAGGGGAAAGGGGGTACGGCTGTCAAGGCTATGATTCTATTGGAGGCAATCAATGGGTTTGACGGCACTGCTAGTTGATGCTGAAGTTACTCAGGATCAACAGATACTTCGAGAAGAGTTCCTAGAAGCTACTGGGTATGGATCAGATGATCTGTTGTCTCTGAGTTATCATACCAGGACCTTCCTTACTAGGAACGGCGGCAAGTATAAGGTTCTCGACGATGGCTCTATTGATCATCTCGGCGGCCCACCGCCAGAAGTTGAGGACCGATTCTAATGAGGTTTCAAGATGACAGATTCCGCTGAGGCACCCAAGAAAGTTGCAGTCACTAAGGAAACTCTCCTTGCCAGATTCATCAAGCTATCTGGTTACAGGGAGAGAGATGTACTAGGGATCAACGATACTACTCGGGTCGTCGTAACTTCTAATGGAGGTAAGTACACCTTCACGAAGTCAGGACTTCGCCGTTTGAATGGTCCGCCATATCCTAAGGAGGAGGTTGAAGAGGAGTAATGCCTTTCGCCGACTATAAGGACTTCGCAGAATGCGTCAGGAAGAACTCTGACAAGGGTGATCCTGAAGCATACTGCGCATCCATTAAGAACAAGGTGGAAGAGTCTAACGTCCACGAAGTCATCGACGCCTCTGAGGCTGAATTCTCTAAGGATGAAGCCACTGGTAAGATGACTGGGCGGGTCAAAATCATCCAAGCCGGGCGGGCCAAGAATCCGCGCAACTACCGGTCCAGCGCACTTCGTAAGGCAGCGAAGGAGGGTGTTTATAACGGACTGCGCATGTTCGTAAACCACAGCGACAAGCCGCCGACCAAACGCTCTTACGACGAGATGGTGGCAGCTGTGGAATCAAGTGAGTACGATCCTAAGACGGATGCTATCTACGGGAAGATCGTTTACTTCGATGAGAAGTTCTTCGAAAAGGCTCAGGCCGCGAAGGACTACATGGGAGTTTCCGCTTCCCATCGCATTCGGGTTAATTACGTTCAAGAGGGTCAGAAAACCATCGAGGACGTTCAGGAGATTATCAGCGCACACTCCGTTGACTGGGTGATCTACCCATCGGCTGGTGGCGAGGTTATCTCATTCGCCAGAGAAAGTGAAGGAGCAGATGAAGTGGAGTGGAATGAAGTCACTCTTGACGATCTGAAGACGAACGCCCCCAAGCTCTTGGAGGAGTTCCGTTCTTCGATCATTGTCAAGGAGTCGACAGAGCCCGATCCGCCGGACGACGGTGGGGAGAAGCTCACTCGAGCCGAGGTTGCCAAGCTCGTTCAGGAGCAGGTTGCCGAGGTTCAGAAGCAGATGGCAGACGACGCCGAGAAGAAGGAAGAGACTGCCAAGAAGTACCGTGACTTCATTTCGAAGTCCGGTCTTCCCAATCGCACCCAGTCGCGCTTGATCAGCCAGTTCGCTGGCGCAACTACGTTCGCAGAAGAGGACGTGAAGGAGGCTGTGGAGGAAGCGAAGGCTGAGCTCAAGGAGGCCGGTGCCGGCCCCAAGATCACTGGAATGGGACCTTCTGGTTCGTCCAGCGAAGGCACCAAGACGGTTTCTGTGAAGGAGTCCGTCGAGACTTTCTTCGGCATTACGAAGAAGGCTGATCCGGCCACTACCGCCTCTGCTACTCCGAAGGAGAGCTAACCGATGGCCCGAACATTCGTCAACGCCGGTCGCCGGCGCCAGTACACCGCCGGTGTTGTGAACAAGGCCGGCGACCTCAACTACGTGAATGGTTTCTACGGCGTTCAGCAGGACAACTCGGTTGTCGGCGAGCTGACGATGCACATTCTCGAAGGTGTCTGGGATCTTCCGAACGTCTTCGCCGCAGCGGCTATCTCGATCCCTGCTGGTGCTAAGGTCTGGGCTGCGCCGTCTGCAGTTGCCACTTCGCTGGCTCTGTACCCGGCCATCTCGATCCCGTCCGGTGCCTATCCAGTTGGCCGCGTTTGGTCAACATATGCCTCGGGTGCAAGTTACGCTCGAGTTGCTCTCTTCGGCCCTGAGAACCAGTACCTGGCCGCTACCCTGGTTCTTTCCTAAGCAATAGGAGGTTAAGTAGAAGTGCCCAACTCGATGGGTTTGCCTGACGGAAAGCATGTTCGCCTGTTCGATGCCTATATCGAAGCACGCGAGCAGCTTGAATCCGGCGTTCTGGACGCTGAGGAGGCGATGTCGACTTCCGACTTCGCGACCTACCTCAGTAAGTTCATTCGCCATACATTCCTCTCTCGATTCGCTGAGGTCCAGGGTGTTTGGTCGTCTTACACCCGACAGATGGATCTCGAGGACTTCGATGAGTATACCAGTTCGCGATTCGGTCGCTTTGTGGACATCGCTGAGAAGGCCCACAACGCCGAGTACGATGAGCTGGCTATCCGCGAATTCGACGCTGAGAAGGTCAAGCTTAAGACTTGGGGAAACGCGTTCAGCGTCACCCGTCAGCTGATCATCTCGGATCGTCTCAACAAGATCGCTGAGCTGCCGAACCTTCTGGCCGAGGCTCTCGCCCGGACCATGAGCAAGAAGGCCGCGATCGACGCTCTTCAGAGCAACCCGACGATGTACGACGGGAACGCACTGATCAGCGCCGGCCATGGTAACATCGTCACTACCGCGCTGGCTGCGACCATCACAGGGATGCAGAACCTCCAGACGCTGGACCTGAAGTTCGACGACATGATTGACGATGAGGGTTACTCAATCGTCATTCCTGGCGGTCGGACCCTGATCATCCCGACTGAACTCCGCTACGTTGCGCAGGCACTGAATACGAACGAGCTGGTGGGTAACGGCACCGTCGTTGACACCAACTTGACCCGTGGCCTGTTTAGCAGCATCATCATCGAGCCGTTCCTGACCGACGCGAACAACTACTATGTTCTCGCCGATCCGACGGGGCAGCTCTCCCCGATCGCGTTCATCACTCTGAATGGTCAGACAACCCCATTCGTTGGTCTTCGCGATCCTGGAGTTCGAGCGGTCCTTGGCGGGAATGACCCGTACTCGTTCGACTTCGATGAGATCAAGTACAAGATTCGGCACGACTTCAGCTTTAAGCCAGTTGAGTGGCGCGGGATCGTTGGTGCTATCGTTCCGTAAGCACTAAACCTTGTGCTTGATCCGGCTACCTCTGTGGTATTCATGTAAACGACCTCCACAGGGTAGCCGGGTCACACTAGAAAGGATACAGGCGGCAATGACTTTCAAGATCTCCCTCGGCATGATTGTTCGTGACGAGGCGCGTACTCTGCGGCAGTGTTTAGAATCGATCGCCCCATTCGTCGACGAGATCGTTATTGGGCTCGGCGGGGAATCAAGCGACGATACTGAGGCAATTGCTAGAGAGTTTACTGATAATATCATCCCCATCGAGTGGACGAGTGACTTCAGTGCAGCGAGGAATCAGATCCTTGATGCAGTTACTGGAGATTATTTCTTTTGGATCGATGGGGATGATATTGTCCTCGGCGGTGAACATCTCAAAGAACTAGTAATCAGCAACCCTAATGTAGATGGTTTCTACATGGGTTACGACTACGCCAGAGATGAGGAAGGCAATAACGTTTGCTTCCTCATTCGTGAGCGGCTGGTCCGTCTCCATGATGAGCTACCAAACCGCGGCTGGAGATGGTTGGGTAAGATTCACGAGGTTCTTGCTCGACAAGGCTTCGATGAGGTATCTTTTCATATCTCTAATGTGGTAATTCAGCACCACAAGCCGCCGAACAAGCATTCTCCCAACCGTAATATCGACATCCTGTATTCTCAACTTGAGGAACAAGAGCCCAGTCCTGATCCCCGAATCCTAGGCTACCTGTGCACGGAGAATGCGGGGCGCGGGAACTTCAGAGAGGCGATTCTTCACGGGCAAAGGTTCATCAAGCTCTCTGGTTGGCTTGAAGAACGGTATCAAATGCAGCATCGAATTGCTGATATGTACCGCGTTCTTGGGTTGTCAGACAAAGCCATCGATGCTGATATGGATGCCATTCAGATGGTACCAGATTGGCCGGATGCTTGGTTTGGCCTAGCTGAAACTTACAGCTCGGTTGAAAACTGGAAGGCTGTGGTAGAATATACCAAAGCCGGAGCATCTCATCCAGCGCCTCAGACGATGCTTATCATCAACCCGCTTGACTACTCGTTCTTTCCCGTGATCGTTCTCGCAGGGGCTTACGCACATCTTGGTGACTTTGAGATGGCCCTTGCTAACTATCAGAAAGCTTACGAAGTTAAGCCAGTTCCTACAATTGCCCATCAGATTGATCTACTCAATAAAGAGATCAACCTCCAAAACATTACTAAGGCGTTCCTCACATTGCGTGAGCATCTGGGTAGGAACGACGAGTGGCTCAAGGTTCGAAAGCTGTATGATGTGGTTC